GATGTACCAGTGATTGTTGTACCAGTGATTGCGGCAGCAGAAGATGCACCGATAACAGTGCCATCAATAGCACCACTGTCGATGTCTACTTTGCTAATGTCCACTTCACCTGTACCATTAGGTGTCAGGGCAATGTTACCATTTGTATCTGTGCTGATGATGGTGTTACCATTGATGTTGATGTTGTCAACGTCTAGGTCACCAACTACATTAGCAGAGCCTGTGATTGTGAGTGTGGCAGTGTCAATGGTTACAGCGGTAGAAGCATCAATGTCAAGGGTAGGTGCAGTAATTTCAACTTCAACATCTGCGTCAATATCAAGCTGACCATCTGCACTTGATACAATCTTAAGTGCAGTATCACGGAAATACATATTGCCTTGCAAGTACGCATCTTTGTAAAGTAATGCTGATGTACCCAAGTCAAGTGTATTTGTCGTCTTTGGTTTAACTTCGGTAGCACTTACAACAAGGTCTTGTACAGGACCAACAACTGTAATTGGTCCACCTTCTGCTGAAGTACCATCGTGTGTATGACCTGTCGATGAGTTAAATGCCGCTTCAATGGCATCGTATTCATTGTCTAAATCAGATGCGTTTACAATATTTCCTGTAGCAATATTATTACTTACGTCTGTTCTTGTATAACCAGTACCCATTTTAACCTACCTTCTGTCGTTTATACCATATTCTACTGTCAATGCGTCCAGTGAGAATGGTGGGTCACTATTATCGGACTCAAACTGAAATGAAACAGCAAATCCAGAACCTATAACTTGTCCTTCAAAAAGTTTTTGCAACTTATTACCATACGAAATTGTTCCATATGTACCTGTACCGTAAAATCCTACAACACCTGTAGTGTTTGCAAAACTAATTGGTGCTGGTTGTATAACATCCTGACCATCAAAGTCTAACTTTAAACTAACATCAAAGTTGACACTTCCTTGTGGGTCAGTATACAAAAACAACTTATAAAATGTCTTACGTACACGTGGGTCTTGAATTGGCAGATGAGGTGTAGCAAATGTAGTTTGAATATCAGCACCATCAAAACTATTGCCTGACTCCATCTGATACAAGTAACCATCATCATTGGCAAAGAAAACTACTTCAGTTGTAGCATTGTAATTGCTATCAGCTACATATGCTCTTATACCACGTGTTTCTGCAAAACCTGTACCAGCACCACCCTGTTCAGCAAACTGTGTAGCAATGATACCTTGAGCATTTTCCTGTGTAATATTATTATTATACCCAAGCAATCTATATTGTGACTTTTCCCGAATTATTGTGCTGGTATATGATGTATTAGCAGCAATAAAGTTTGTCATGTTTTTCTGAATTGGCTTAGATATTGCCGCCAATCCAAAGTCACCAATTCGTTCTGTAGCACTCAGCAGTCTAAGTCCATCAGGACCAAGGAATATAATGTCACCACCAATCTCTTGTATTGTGTCACCTTCAAGACATCCTATGTCTTCAGTGATTGGTTGCAATGTAAAGTCAGCTACAGTGTTACCCTGTAATTGCTGTATGTGCCTTTCTGTAAATATAATCAACTGCTGTCTAAATACAAACAGTCCTGTAATTACACCACCTACATTAATTGAACCAGAACCATTTGCTACAGAAAATGAATCATCAGTATATGGTTCTGTAAATGTAAGCGTAGTTCCCTTTGCAAAAAATATTGCTTTCTTAAATTCCACTACATGAGTAGCACTAATAACATCTGCAGGTGCATCATTTAATACTGTAAATGTTGAACCATCATATAATGCAGGTGCATTTGCTCCATCTACTATAGCAACTTTTTCAGTGCCTGTCAAGTTATATTTTGCAAATCTTGTTCTTACAGCACCATCACGGCTAGTTGATAAAAATGTAAGTGCGGCATCATCTGCAGGACTGCTATCAAGTGCCGGGTCTATTGCTAGTGTAGCACTACCTGAAGCTACAGTTGCATCTGCAGTTACAGTGTATACAAGGTCTACGCCAGCAATCTGAAATACATCACCCGCTTGAGGCGCACTTGTAAGCCCATCTACTACAAGGCTAGTACCTGTTTGACTGCCCCCATCTACAAGCGGTGTACCATAATTCGGTACATTAAGGTGTGTATAACCACTACCTGATGTGGAAAATAAATTATCATTTTTAGCTACAAGCGCAATGTCTTCCCAGCTTGCTACACCCAATGCTAAATAATTAGATGTTGTACTTGTAAATGTAACACTTGCTGCATTTGCTGGACTTGAATCAAGGCTAGTTGTGAGTGTAAGTGTAGCCCGATTATTTGTACCGTCAAATGTAACACCAGCAGATGCAATTGTGTATGTTCCAGCTACGCCAGCAATTGTAAGAGTATCGCCATCTTCTGGTGTGGTATCTATATTACCAATTACAAGTGTCGTACCTGTCTGACCAAAACCATGTACAACTGGCGCACCATATGGTGGTATCAAGTTGCTATCGTATTTATCGTAACCTTCAATCCTACGATAACCACCTTCAACAGAAGGTTCAAAGTTACGAAGAATACGTGCTGACCCCGGTGCATTTACGCCCTGTTGCAAAGGGCTTAAATTTGTTACCAGACCGCCACGAAACTCCACAGGATAGGTTTGCCATCTATCTGCCATGTTATATTATCCTAACGGCAGTCTAGCGTAGCCAATTCTACCACCACCACCTGTATTTTGTGGAATCATGTAAGACCGCACGTAATGATAGCGGTTAATAATCATGGAACGCATATGCTTAATGCCTTCCTCAAACTTTTCTTTTGCTACCAAAGCGTCCTGTGTATTTCCTCTAAACAAATATGCGTAGTGCATAGCACCATCTGTAATTACATGCTTAAATCTTTCAGGAACATCTGGAACATCATCATACTGCTCAAGGTCAACTGGAATACGATAATATTCGTAGACAACTACATATGCCTTATCTGGAGAAGGTGTCATAATAAATTCCAAAGAAGGTGTATGTACAACCCTGTTTGGAACACCTTGACCAGTTGTGTCCGATGAGTACTCTTGTTCTACATGCTTTTCCAAATACTCTTCGTAAGCAAGTGTAGATAGCTTTACTGTAGCATTTCCAAGAGTGCTATTCTCTTTAATTCTAAAGGTATCAAAATCTAATACTTTTGCATCAGCAGGAAATGGATAGCGAGATACTCCTGCTGTGAGTGTATCCTCTTGCTCTACATGATTAAAAGGCCACTCATATTCTGATTGATTAATATAACGCAAGGAAGCATTTACAGCATCTTTAGCGTGTGCATAAAAACCAGTAGCCGTACCAAAGTTAGATGAGGTAAGTTCAACTTCGTTCAAACGGCGATTGACTTCATTCACTAAACCTAGAAAGTTATATGCCATGTGTTTTACTTCTCTCTAATTGCAATCTTGATAGTGCGTTCAGCAGTGCTTCCTGTGCTGTCAGTCATACGACAAGTAAATATGTATTCACGATTTGTTACACCGCTTCCTATATTAATAGTCGCTACAGTTGTTGTATTAGATTGTGATACATTTTGAATACTGTCGGTAACTGTACCACCAGAGGCTGTAGTTAAATCTTGTCCAGATGCAAGTGCAGTTTTACCAATATCATCTGTTTGTACAAACCATGCAACAGAACTAATAGTAGCGGTATCAAGAAAACGTGACCAATCTACACTGTAGTCAAGTGTTTCATCTGGGTCTTTTACAGGCCAACGATATGACATTTAATATAACTCCGTTACATATACAGTGCGTTCAGCAGATGTTGTTTGTCTTTCTATATACACTGTTCTGTTTTCAAACTTTACCAGCACTGTTCTGTCATCTGGCGTTGTACCACGAGGAATGTATACTTTTCTATTCTCGAATGGTATATCAACTGTTCTTTCTGCTGCTGTAGACATTATGCTGCCCTTGCTATTTTAACTGTTCTAGCACGACTATATTGACTTGCTACAGCTTGGAAATCAAATACAACAGCAGTCTTTGTAATTGTTCCTAATGTTGTTGTACCTTGTACACCTGTAAGTGAATGTGTGTTAGAGAATGTAAAGTTATCTCCAACAGCACCTGTAGCACTTACACTGTTTAATACCTCAGTAGGCTTTTCTTCAAGTGTATTGACAAACCCTGTTGCCTGTACGCCTGTCAGTGTAACTGTATTACTATGCTCTAGCGTTCCTATAGAACCTGTTGCACTTACACTGCCAAGTATTTCTGTAACATTAACTTGAACAGTGTTTACAGAGCCTGTAGCACTTACACTATCCAGAATCTCTGTTGGTTTATCTTCTACACCACCACAGGCAGTTGTGCCTTGAACACCTGTAAGTGTAACAGTATTACTAATCGCCAGTGTGCCTATTGCACCTGTAGCACTAGCACTACCTAGTATCTCTGTTACATTTACCTGAACGCCATTAACTGTTGTTGTAGCCGATACGCTATCTAAACGCTCAGAAATGTCAACTTCAAAACCACCAGCAACTACATTTGCAATTGTGCCTGTAGCCGTTACACTGTTTAATACTTCTGTTACATTTACCTGTACAGTATTAACAGCACCTGTGGCGGTAGCTTGGTCAAGGTTACTTACAATAACCTTACCATATCTAGCTGTTCCGTAGACACCTACTCCGTAAACAGCAGCATTTACGGTAACAGCCATCTGCTACTCCTTACGCAATACGAATTACAGCGTTACTTGCGTCAGCAGTAGGAAATTCAATAGTCAAGTCACCAGCAGTAGCACTTACTGTGCCACCAAAGTCAATAACAGCAATTGCTTTGTTAGCTTGCCCAGCGTTGTAAATAATACAACCATCAGCAGAAATAGTTACATCAGCAAATACTTCATCTGTAAAATCAACAATAGCGGTAGAACCATCAAGCGAAATAGTTGCGCCATCAAGTACCTGACCGCCAGCGGAATAACCAGTACCAGATGCTTCATCAGAGTTACCAGTTACGTCAGAATAATTAGTTGTACTGGCATTATATGTGCCAGTTGGTGTAGCTTTAATTAAAGCAAGTTTCAAGGAATCTGTATCCAAATCATGGACACCGCCAAGAAGTTCTTGTTTAAAGCTGTTACACATTGCAGTTGTGATTGCCATGATTTGTGCGTCCTTTATTAAATATTATAGATTGTAAAGGGGCAACCCGAAAGCTGCCCCAATACTTTATTTAGGCGAGTGTGTCGCGGTCTACTTCGTCAGCAGCCATGTCACCAGTGTCGCTGATGTCCATGCAAAGTGCAAAGACACGAACCTTACCTGATGCAATACCACCATCGGTACCAGCAAAGGTCAGGTCAAGAGTGTCGTCAGCGGTCAAAACTGCAGGAAGACCTTTGAACTCTGTAGCAACAGATGCAGCTTGAGATGCATAGTCACCAGCAGAAGCAGCGTCAAGGTCAAAGCCATCAACCCAGCCATCAGCATCAATGGTGCTGAAACCAAGGTCAATAGTACAGTCAGAACCTGCACCAGCAACGGCAGTCATGACTTCCACGCCAGCAGCAAGAACTGCAGTGCCAGCAGGAATAGTCATCATCTGCACAACGTCAGCAGCAGATGGGTCTACAGTAGTAACAGCGAAGTCAAGTTCATTCTGTACCAAGTAGACGTTACGTCCACGCTGTGTGTTACCACGAGCAGAAGCGAGATTTGAAGTAATTGTAGCCATTATTCAGTCCTCCCTTAAGCCAAATGGTACTTGGCATTCACAAGTGCTTCAGGACGAAGAATCTTGCGGCCATACAGATGCATACCACGAACGATGTCAGCGAAGCTGTCAGGGTCACGGTAGGTTTCGGTCTTATTAATCTGCTCTGCAGTTGCAACAGCAGAAGAATGACCAGCAACAATCACACCGTAGTTGACTGCAGAGTTCGTGCCAGCGAAGGACGAACCAGTACCAACTGAAGGAAGATTGTTTGAAGTGTACACGGTAAATCCGTGAATGTTGTTGCTTACAACACCGTTCTGCAGACCAGAACCACCGAAGTCAGCATTGAACAGACGAGAGTCTTCGTCTTTCAGTACTTCAATGAATACTGGGTCAAGAACGAGCCAGCGACCCTGCGAATCCACATTTTGCTGGTCCAGCTTACGAGCCATACGAGCAATAATTTGAAGTGGGTTTGCGTCACCAGCAGCAGTCGGAGCAGCACCAGCACCAGTACGTGGCAGGATAGCAATTGCTTCACCCGGCGTACCGTTGTTAAAGTCAGATGCGTCCAGCTTCATGCTTGAAAGCAGTTCGTCTGAACCAGCAGTTGCGACAGCCTTTGTGCCGTTAACAGTGGTGTTAACAGTGTCTGGCGCACCATGAAGAGCAGACTGTGTAAAACCAGCAAGGTAGCCAAGAACATCTTGGTCAAACTGGTCAGCAAGGCGATACGCAGCACGGTCACTTGCCAATGACTGGAAGTTTACGTGTGAGTGTGCCTCTTCAATGTCGTCAACCTTAAATGCAAAGTAGTTAGCTTTGTCAATTGTCAGGCTGAAGTCTTCATCGTCAAGGTCTTGCGGCGTGATGGTTGTACCACGTGCGTAAGCCTTAACTGTGATTTCGGGTTCCTTGATAATCTTAACGGAATCACCCATTGCTGCAATCTCACCGAAGTAATCGGAGTTAGTGATTGCCTCACAAACAGCGGCCTTGCGGAAAGCAAGTTGCACCTGTTTGGAGTAAATGACTGGTGAAAAATTACCGTTAGGAAGATTACCATACCCGGCTGCGGTAGTAAAAGCCATGATATTTCTCCTATTATTGGCATTTAAACAGATACAAACTCACCAGACTAATCAGAGGCTGATTCACTATGGGTGCGTATCTTATCTAGTTGGCCGACCAGATATTCAACGGGCCATGTTCGTCAGGTAATCCGTAAGACATAGGTTGTGTTTGCTGATTAGTGTAGGCAAGTAGCTAACCCACCTACACTATTATTGACTATAGTTATACGAAAAAATAACTATTTGTCAACACTTTTTTTATCTGGCTGAACCAGATACATCATAGATAAACTTTCCACTACGGATAGCTTCCATGATTTCGTCAGATTTCGCTTCATATTCTTGCGGCGACATCTTTTGAACTTGTGACTCTTTCAGATAAGTAGAAGACTCATTATCCTGCGGTTTACTTCTACTATTCTTTGTAGACACAGATTTAGCTGCATCTTTAGTACTACTACTTTTCTTCGTAGTAATTCCCATGTCAGCTTTATATAAATCAATTGCTCGTGCAGCAGAACGTGCATCGTTGTCATTTTCATACAATGCATCCTGTACCCATTTAGGTTGGTCTACTGCCCAATCATGAAATTCATCACTATCACGAATTTCGTCAAAGTCAGGATGCAATCTCAAAAGTTCTGCTTCAGCTTTTTCTTTTTTAGCAGTATACTGCATTTCATCAACGGCTTTCATCCGTTCTTCTAATGCTTCTGCTTGTTCTTTAGCTTTCTTGATAGCAATAGTTTCAACAATAGCTGCTACATCAGGATATGCAGAAGCCCACGATTCTAGATCATCATCTGATTTAGGCAATTTAATCTCTTTACGAGTTGCACTATCTAGCTGTGATTTTAGTTCGTTAATTTGATCTTGAAACTCTTTTTCTTTATCTTGCATATGTCTACGCAAGTCACCGTAACGCTTCTTAAATGTTTTTTCTTCAGCGTTAGTAGGCTCAGCTTCTTTAGGTTCTTGTTCCTCTTCAACTTCTCCACGTTGTTCTTTTAGAAGTTGTTCAAGTTCTTCTTCTTCCATTTTGCGTTTTTCTTCATTAGTGTATTTACGATTTGCAAACGCAACTTTCTTTGGTGACTGCATTTCTTCAGCCATAATTTCTGCGGCTTCTGCCATTTACTTTTCTCCTAATCTGGGGCCACCGTAGCCATGTCGGGGGATGGGTAAGCCAGTTAATTTAGCAATTTAACGTGCTGCTAAACCACGTCTACGAGAGGTTCTAGGTGATTCAATATCAATGTATGACAATATTTCACTACCAAGAACCCTTCCTATAGCACGAATAGTAGGCGTTCCAATAAGATCCTGAAGAAGCATTCTATCCTCTTCGTTCAAATTATCGAAACGCTGTTGTACTGTTTTTTGATAATCTGCAAGTGTTGGTTGTTTAGCCATTATAATAATTCTCCGTTTAACTACTTAATTCTTCCTGCCAAATACACAATTGGATGAATAATTTTACACCAAATATTTCCAACTATGCTGTCTTTAGCACGTCCTTTAGTCAAAACATGACGTAAGTGTTGCGTCCTTTGTTTCGCTAAGTATGCACCAAATTTTGTTAGAAGATTACTGTTTTTCATACCTTGAACATATGGTTTGAATAACCAATGATAACCTTTTTCATGATATGGTGTCAAGTGTTTTTTCTGGTAAACATCCCAAATTTTTATAGCCTTTGCCCAATCATCAAGTTGTGTTTGGCGATACATTTCTGTGCAGACAATCTTGCCGCCTCCACCGCCGCCGCCGTCACCTTTTTCTTCTTTAACTTTAGTTTGAGTTGGTTTTGACCAATCGTGATCTTTATCGTAAGAAATACGACCATCTTTATCTACGCCTGTAGCTGTTCCTTGGTCATCACGAACTCTATCATCTGAAAATCCATGTTTGTTAGCTGTGCTAGTTCTATCTTTATCTGCTTCAGCAGTTGCAGCTAGATTTTCTCTTTCTCTTTGCTTTCTTTCTGCCGCAGCTTTTTCTTCGGCTGCTTTACGTACAGCGGCTCTTTGTTCTCTCTCTTCAGCAGCTGCTCTTTCTTTTTCTATTTGTTCTTGTCTTGCAATTGCAGCCTCATCTGCCTGTCTTTTCGCAAATTCTGCTTCTCTTCTGGCAATCTCTTGCTCTCTAGCATCTGCCCTAGCAATAATTTCTTCACGCCTACGTCCAGCAGCTTCCTGTGCTTTAGCAAAAGATTCATCTTCTTTTGGTCGCATAAGTCCTAGAGGATCTATTCCAGTTTCACGTGCAGCTTCTCTAGCATATTTATCTGTAGGTGTCGGACTATAACTTTCATCCATCCATGTGTCTGCAAACCCAATATCTGGTTCAGGCTTTGCCTCAGATGGAAAATCTATAAAATCCCTATCTTCAGGTTGTTTCATATCTGGATACAATTCTTCAAGAGGAACCCTACGAACTTCAGCGTCATATAGAGGTTGCGGATATGCAGGCTGTGTATCAAGCATATCTGGACGCCTTGTTTCTACTGCTGCTGGCTGATCCAATAACATTTCTGTTTCTGTTGTTGGAACTTCTGGTTTAGGCAAAGGTAACTCTGTAAGAGGTTTATCTGCATTTGTTTCAGCTTCAAGATAGCCAAGGAAGTCATCGTATTTTTGGCGTTGTGTTTCATTTAGTGCTTTATACGCAGAACTATCTTGAGTTCCAATAAAACCACCTCTCCAACCCGCTTTGTTTCCAGCAGATATTACATTTGTAAAATCGGTAAAGGTAGCATAACTTGCGTCAGAACCTGTTCCAATAGCATCTCCAGTTTCTGGATTAGTAGAAATACCATAACGATTAAATACACCACCAGAAGCTGGATCAACATCACCTTTATTAAAACCTACATTTCCTGTAATTTCAATGCCTAGATTTGTTGCGGCTCTTTGTCTAGCACGATAAACCTTTTCTGTTGGTGGCCCCATCTGCTGTGTTCTGCCACCGATTTTTGGTGATTCTTTACCCAGCAACCCTGAAATAAAACCTACACCGGGAATTAGATTAGTTATGTCAAACCCTTCAGTTCCTGTAACACCCAATAGTTCTTTAGTTTGTCTAATAGCATCATATCTGTCTGCTGTATCGTCCCGCTCTTCTCTTCCTTCTGGCTTTACTTCTGGCGCACGTGTTTGTACTGTTGGTGCAGAAGGCATTTCAGGTGCTGCAGGTCCAGCCTGTTTTAATCTATAACCGGGAGGTATAGGATAGATTGGTTTTCCCCCAATAAATGGAATGTTCAGTATCATACCAGCATCATTGACAAAAGTTTTAATTTCAGAATACTGTCCGCTAGTAGTTGGCATTAGTTGCTCAAATGTTGGCTGCACACCTTTGTATGGAGTTGTGGGCGCAGCTTCCATCGAATATGGCGAATACGGAACGTAACCACCTACTTGCATTTCGAGTGAACCTTCTTCTTCTTCGAGTTCTAGGTCTTCCATGCCAAATGGAATACCATCTGGAATAGTAGCCTCTTCAGCATTACCCATTTGACCCATCGCTT